GGTGCTGGAGGATATGTTATGGTTACGGCTGGAGAAGAAAGCCAGGCGGTCTCTGTAAATCTTGGAGATGTTCCTATAATTAATACTACAAAAGATCCAAATGTATCTGGAGAAGCACCAGGTCGATCTATGTCTAAGAAATTAGTGCTAGGACTTGAAGATGCAGAGCTTGCATATACTGAACCATCATTGTACACTGTCCAACTAGTTACATTTATGTTTGTAGCAGACCAAACCAATTTTCCTCCATAACTGTAAGAAAGCATTCCTGCTGCAACTGAAGGTTTGTTTGGCTTTAAATCGGTAACCGATGCATTTTTGCCGTATCCGCTTAATGACATTCCAGAAACATTGGATGTATTTACTGGATTAATTAATATTCCTAAAGTTCCTGAAGCGGATCCTGTGTCAATTGTAAATTTACATGTAGTACCTGATGTAGAATACACACCTTTTGCAGAATCTGTATTATTTACCATACTAGTAACTTCTGTAAATGCTACTTCTGGTCCTTGGTATTGTATATAATAATCATTAGCGCCTTTTACTTTTTGCCATGTAAACTCTACTACGCCATTTGACACAACATTAACAGTTATATCTCCTAAATTAGCGGGAGCGATTACTGGACTTGATAAGGTATATATATCTCCTGAATTTTTACCATCTGCATTAGTAGCCGAAACTTTACACCTAACCGCATAGCCAACATATTTTAATGTTTGTTGAGAATCCCATTCGTCTTCAGATAATGCCAAAGAGCTTGTTGTTTTATCAAGTATGTTAGACCAATTAGATGTAGGATATGGAGCTTTTTGCCATTGATATTCAAATGTTGTTGGTGAATTTTCCCAAGTACCATTTGTTGCTAAAACTGTTTGTTCTGCAGCATAAAGAAATGATGAACCTTGCAAAGAAAGAGTTGGCAAAACTGTATTGACTGGAACTATTCCTAGTAGATTTTTCCACTCAGACCCATTCCAAACATAAGCCGCCTTAGAATCGTTCCAAGATGTTCCATCATGGATTTGAATCTTTTTTAAAGGATTCCAACTGGAACCATCAAAAATGTTTAGCGGCATTTCAGGCTCCTTAGTATTGTATGTAAATATCTCCAGCAGAATTACCGCTTGCAGGTGGTGTTAAGCTTGTGCTATATGTAATTTTATTTATGTTAGCAGAAGAGCTTCCGTTAGTATATGTTCCGTTAATATTATTGGATGCAGCAGTGGTGGCAGCTGTAATAGATGATGTGATGGCTGATGGAATTGCAGACTCTAGTATTTTACCGCTTGAATCTAGCCCAGCATATCCATTATTTTGATTTCTTTCAGATTCTGGCTGGTACCCGCCTAATGAGTTATCAATACTATTTTTGGTTGTATCAGTATATGCTTTTGCTTCGGTTAAAGCATCTGTAAGATTGGCAGAAGTTGCATATCCAGGAACCACTGGAGTTCCAGTAAATGTCGGCGAAGCAATTGGAGCATAAGTTGTTGCTGCTATAGATGAATCTAATTTAGTTCCAACTGTAGTTACTAGCGCTGCTAAACCAGTCTGATCTGCTTGAAAAGCAATTGCTAGCTCACCTAAAGTATCTAAAGATGCTGGAGCTAAATTAACAATATTTGCAATTGCAGATGTTATGTCTGATGTTCTTGCAATTGTTGAAGGTATTACTGAATCTAAAATTTTAACATTAGAATCTAAACCTGCAAATCCACCAGACACATTACGCTCTGAATCGGGAACGTAGCTTGTAAGACTTTGATTTATTTCTGTTCTCAAATCATCTACAGCTGAAAGAGCAGCATTTAAAGAAGCAGTACGTGCAGCATTTGTTGCTGTAACAGCTCTTGCATTCGTAAAGTATAAATTAGTTCCTTCTGGTAATTGAGTTGTTGATGTAATTGGTGATGGTATTGTAAAATTAGCTAATGAAGAGTCAACATAACTCATGGTAGTAGTAATTAATGGGTCTACTATTGCTGATACTCTATTTGCTGTAAAATATAGGTTTGTTCCTTCTTCTATGTCTGAGGTAGTAATAAGATTAATTGCTGTGTTAATTTTTTGATCTGTAATTTGTCCCGCTGCAGTTACTGCGTTTGCAGATTTTGTTGTCGCATCTGACGCTGCGGTAGTAATTGCTTCTTGAAATTTTGATGTTGCATATGAATTAGCTGAACTTAAAGATTGTGCTGCAGATCCATAAACATCAAAGTATCCGTCTCCTGCGGTTCTTGCTCTTGCATTGGTGAAATATAAATTTGTGCCTTCCATAACATTTGTTGTTAGCAAGGGACCAACATTGTTTAAAGCGTTTTGAATTGCCGTAGTAGCTTCTGTGTCTAAAGAAATTTGATCTGGTATTTGTGATAAAGGTATTTTGCCGTCAGAATTTAATGTAGCAATTCCATTTGCTTGTCCTGGTTTAAATGCATAGTTTGTAAGAAGATTCCATCTTTGGGTTCCGTTACCTATTTTAAATTTAAGAGTATCAGTTTCTATTCCTATTTCACCGTTTAAAAGAAGTGGATTGTTTACTGTCCAATTTGCTGCGGTGTCTCTTCTTAATTGAATTTTAAATGCCATTATGAATTACCTCCATCGAGTGATGGTGCGGCAAAGTCTTCTGACCCACCGCCACCTAAAGTTTCTTCTTCTGTTACTGCTGTTCCATCAAATAATCCTGCGTCAAATAATGTTTCATCAACAAATGAAGGCTCATTTAAATTACTCATTGGGTTTCCTCCATCGTATCCTATAATTTGTGGTAAAACTGTTGCTGGTGTGTCGGGGTTAGACAATGATTTAAAATCAACTTGATTTTGAATATCAATTGTATGTACATCTCCATCAAACGTGTGTGTATGCATATAAAATGGAGTTGGGTCTGTACTTGGTGGTGTTAATTCTATCCATGTAGTTCCATTGTGAACACGTAAATTTTTAGTTACGGTATTAATGTATATTTCGCCGACTTGTCCAAATACTGGGTCTGCTGACAGGGCCAGAAGTTTAAGTGGTACCAGCATCTGTCTTGACATTATTAACCTACTACAACTACTCTATATTCTCCAGCAGTTGGTGCGGAAGCAAAGTTAACAACTACAGCATTTGCATTTGATCTTTGAACATCTGCTTCTACCTGAGCAAACGGTGTGGCCGCTTCAAATATTTGAACGGTTACGTCTGTTGTTCCAAGATTGTGTGTTATTGTATAAGACGTTGCTGATGCGCCAAGTGTTTCTGAATATTTTCTAGCAATTGCATGATAATTTGTGCCGTTATTTGTTAATGTCCATGTATCAGATGTTTCATTCCATAGAATTTCTGTATCTATTGCAGTTCCACGCTCTACAACAATTCCTGCATCTGTTGTAGGTGTTCCAGTAAATCCACTATTAAGTTTTACTTTATTATCTTCAATATTAATCTGTGTAGTGTTTACAGAATTAACGGTTCCAATAACATTTAAGTTTCCGCCAACTTGTAAGTTGCCAGTAATTTCTACATTGTCTGGAAGGCCAATAGTTACTGCTGCGTTATGTCCGCTATTTGGTGAAACTGTAACTTCATTTGCTGTTCCAACAATGGTTGCTACATAGTCACCTGTTGTTTGCGTATCTAATGGTATAACTAGATTTGTATCGCTTGCTGATGTTAAACGACCCTGTTGATCTACCGTAAAAGTTGGTACTTTTGTAATTGATCCATATGTTCCAGCTGTTACTGCAGTATCATCTAAATCTATTGTTGTTATATTTGTTGTGTCGTTAAATGATTTTGTTAAGCCAACTCCGCCTTCTACGTAAGACCCTATTGCATCGGTAATTACTTCTAGCGAACCAGAAGCTGGGATCCAAGAAGTTCCATTATAGAAGTATAATGTGTTATCTGCTGTATTAAAATAAATTTGACCTGATACTGGGTTGCTTGGTGCTGCGCCTAAGTTTTGAATTCTAGCATTGAGCAACTCATTTTTGTTGAGATCAATACTAACTAAAAATTTTCTTGCCATTTTTTTTATCTCCTTTTTAGGACAGGTATGCTGTCCCCGAAAATGGCTGGGCCATTGTCAATGTTAGTCTACTAGTACTATTATAGTCTATACCTGTTTCCAGTATATCACCTGAGCTTGATTTAACAGATACGTTTGGGTGGAAAAGCAAATTGTGGTCTATTACTACTGAATACACCCCATTTACTGGCCCAGTTAATTGGGCTAGCTCCCAAGAATACATGAAGGATACTTGTTTATCTAAAACAAAGCTTTTTTCTACACTCCAGGTATTTGATGTGGGGGATTTTGGTCCCCAAAATCTTGTTGTTAAGGTATCAAAATAAAAATCTCCAGGTACTCCTAAAGAATTTGCTGGATTACCTTCTCCACTAATTATTGTTCTTCCAGGAGAGCCTGAAGCTCTTACTACTACTAAGGGGTTATTTTCGGTAACAATTAGGCGGGTTGCCATTATAGTGTTACCGCCCTATTTAATGTTAAATATCCTTCTAATAATCTTGTTACATTTACACTAGGGTCAACTAAAACTAAATCATAAGCAGATTTTGGATAAAAAAGTTTTTTTGTTCTATCTGCTGAAATAGAAACTGAAAGTTTTCCAAGTGAGGGTGTTATTGTTATTCCATCTATTTCTGAAAGACTAAAGGCTAATTTTTTTCCACCTTGGGTATCTCTTACTTGCATTTTTGCTGTGTGGTGATTTAATTGTATAGGCTGATTATCTTCGTCAAGATATTGCAATTCAAAAGTAAACGTTGCGTTCTCGTCTACCTGAAAATTTTTTTGAGCTGCCATTTTTTTACCCCTAAAAAGAAAATACCCTTACACTATTTTAGCATAAGGGCATTCCCAATTGACTAATAATTATTTAGCCACAAATCCGAATTCTTTGTTGCTTGGGCTTAGGGCCTTTAAAATTACTGGGGCAACTGCTGCTGCTCCAGCTGCAATTAAATCCTTTGGATTTGTATTGCCAGTCATATATAGAGCGGTGGCTGCTGCCAAAAATGCTCTTCCGTATGTTCCAAGTGCTGCTAATATTTGCTCTTGCATAGTCACTTTCCCATCTTTATTTAAATCAGCTTTATCAAAGTTTTTGATAGCCATTTTTATCATCTCCTCGTGGGCGGGTTGCCCATGAATTTTGGGTGTTATCCCAATCCTATAAGTTTACCACTAAGCTGAAATATCTACAAGTTCGCAATTACCGTCTGAACTGCAGGCTAGAGTGGCATTTGTTGAAGTTCCGTCTTCTGTTTCATAAAATGACAGATCTTCCCAGCGAATATTGCTAGGCATTTTTGCTACTAAAGCATCATATTCTTCTTTTAAAATTTCTTGATATGGAGCTTGCTTATATGTATGTTCTGAGTGAGGCAGAAATGAGATGCCAGAAACTTCATCAAAGTTTTTATAAACCCATGCCCCCACTTCCATCCATTCATCTTCTTTTACAGAAACTGTAATTGAAGGTTTATGTTCGCACCAAGCACGTTGGTATACAAGCCAAATATTTAAATGATCAATTGCAGTTAAATCGTTTCTAACAATTGCACCTTCTGGTGCTTTTACTGGAAATGAAAATACATAAGTTTCGTTTGGCTTCATTACATCATCTTCAACTGGAATTCCAACTTCTTTTAAAAATGTTGAAATTGGATCTCCCTTTGAACCACGAACTGTACGGACATAATATGGTGAATGCCAAGGATGCATTCCTGAAGATACCCCAACTAATTGAGACACTGTTCCAGAAGGTTTTACACATGTAATTGCTGCAGACTCAGGAATTCCAATTTTTCCAGACTCTTCTCTATTTACTTCTCTTGCCTTTTCACGTAGTGTCATCAAGAATGCTTCTAGTGCAACTAGGTCTTCTTTACCAGACATAAACTTGTGACCAAATTGTCCAGTCAAAGAAACTCCAAGAAGTCTTTCTTCTTCTGTATTGTCTTTCCAAATTTTTCTAAGATATTTAAAATCTGTAAGGGTCGATTGCCATGTCCCAAGAATAGTTGCTAGTTCTACCTTACGCTCAATATCTTTTTTAGTGTCGTTTTCACGCAATACAACTTCTGAAAGATTACAAAATTGATATGGACGCAAAATAATTTCAGAACATGGGTTAGTTCCATAATGAATGTCTGGATCTCTTCGACCAAACTTTGCAGCTTGCGCTTGCGCTGCAGCTACGTTATATATACCACGCTCTCCAGACTTGGAATCGTATAATGATTTCCATTCTGCAATAAACTGTTCCATTTCTGGCTTACGAGAATATGCAACTGAGTTATTAGACAAAGCACGTTGTGGACTCTGCTCCCACCAATTACCAGATTTGGCTTGTGCCATTTCGATATCATTAATGTTAGAAAGAGAAATCATTGCGGAGCGTCTAACGCCACCTACAACCACAACTTCTCCAATTTTACACATAATGTCGTGACACTCAATTGGTTTAAGGTTTCTACCAGTTGCGTTTTTAAATTTTGCAATAGTGAAATCAAAAAGATTTACTAAAGGTTGCGGTCCAGATGATCTTCCACCCATCGTCTTAAGTCTTGCTCCTGCTGGCCTAACTTTAGAAACATCTATGGCTGGAATTTGTCCAGACCAAAGTAATGCAAGTAATTCACGATATGCCTTTGCCCATCCTTGTTTTGAATCTTCTACAGTTATTACAGTAGTAGATTTTTCTAAAGATTCTGGAACGGCAGGAAGCTTATTAATGTATTTATACTCAACAGAAAAGCCAACTCCAGTACCACACATTAAAACATACATTGTTTCATCAAAAGATCTTGGAGAATCTACTGGCAAAAAGGCGCAGTTGTATCCTGCTACATTATCTCTTTCTAGTGCGGCGCCAGATGTCATTACTGCTCTCATTGATGGCATTACATTTCTTTCAAACACGAACTCTTTTAATTCCGCAACTAGCTTTTCATTTGGAATATAATTATAATTTTGCTTTAAATGATTTGTCATAAAAGAAAAATATCTATCTACTGTTTCTCCCCATGTCTCTCTACGTGATTCTGCCTCTACCCATTTAGCATATCTAGAAAGTGCAATAAAATTTTCATAAGGATTATCAATAGTATTTTTCATTTGTCGCCTTTTTCTTCCGATTTACGGATTAATTATTTTGAGTGAGGTATAAGTGTATCAAACTTTTTTCTAAAAGAAAAGAAAAAATATTTTTATTGTTGTTTTTTAGTTAACTGTAATATATAATACTATATATATAATATATTTTGATTTGTTTGATTTGCTGACCCCCCGACCCCCCTATGGAAGTATACTAAATATAGATTCTTTGTCAAGAAAAAATTATTTGACATATTCTTGCTTACAATGGTATGATTATACTTCGCTATCTCTAAAGGAGGAAATGCCAATGGAGAATATAAAGAAAAGCTTAAGCGATATTGTTCATCAATATGCTGCGATTATATTAACAGTAATGTTTTTATTTTCCAACACAGTTAATGCAACAAGTGCACAAGCTTTAATAGTACAACCAAAGACAGAAGTACAACTTAAGAAAGAAACCTTAGAGAAGTACAGCAATACTGTTTACAAGCCTTCACAAATGCTTTCAGACATTGAACTGAAAGAACTACTGCAAGCAGTAGGCTTTGAAGGAAAAGCCCTTAAAACGGCTTGGGCCATTGCTAAGCGGGAGTCTAACGGACGACCACTAGCATATAATGGTAACAGGAATACTGGAGACAGTTCTTACGGAATTTTTCAGATCAATATGTTGGGTAAACTCGGCGTAGATCGTAAAGAAAAATTTGAATTAAAGTCAAACGAGTCATTGTTTGACCCAACTAAAAATGCAGAGATAGCGTATTACATGACCGATGGCGGAATTGATTGGTCAGCTTGGAAGGGTTTAACCCCAAGAGCACAGGAATTTTATTTAAAGTTCCCAAACAGTTAGAAAGGAAGTGTAATGAGGATACAGTACGTGTCTACTTACATTAAACTTTCTGAAGAGGGCCTTGTTCCTAAGCTTTTATGCCCACAGGATCAGGGCTCTCTTTTATGTAATGGAGACGGAGAGTCTCTCATATATCTATATTGTCTTGAATGCGATTATAAAAATACTATGGGCATATCCAAGTATGAAAATATAGTAAAATTAGTAGATGAACAAAAAAGAATTTAATTTTGAGTACGACACAGTTTCCGAAACGGATGCTATGGGTAGAGAAATTTGGTGGTTAGATGCAGGAAGACCAGAAGACGGAAACAAATAATTTAGAAGATAACCTGCCTATGGTTAACTACATAATGCTACACAGAATTTATGATTTACTAAGTCTTATTTCAAATAAAATAGTCGGATCGGAAGATACGCAAAAAATGGTATCTTATCACGAAGCAGGGTATTTACTTGGGCCAGTTCCATCATTTTCACCAGCAGAAGACATAGATGATATCAAGAACTAATGTTTGGGCTAATGACGAAGACTTTAAAAAATGTTTTAAAGAATTTATGGCTATAGGAAATTTTGACAATTCTATACAAGACCCAATTAATGAAAGACTTTATGTTTTACAGCAATTTGCAAAAAGGCAGCAGAGGCTAGATTCTAACTTTGTCGAAATAGGTGTTTATGCTGGAATGTCTATGTATTTCATGGCAGATTATTGCAAAAAAATATTTATAGGAATAGATTCATTTGAGGGCGTTTCGGAGCCAACCGCAGGAATAGATACTAATTATTTTGTTAAGGGTTCTCTATCCTGTGAAATTTCAAATGCAAAAAATTATTTAAATAAGTTTAACAATGTTGACTTACTTAAAGGTTGGGTTCCCGATGTTTTTAGTTTACTCCCAGAACTAGAATACTCTTTGGTACACATTGACGTTGACCTTTACGCCCCTACAAAACAATCTATAGAATATTTTTGGGACAGATTGCTGCCCGACGGGGTTCTAATTTGTGATGATTTTGGCTCAAGTAAAACTGTTGGGGCAAAAAAAGCAATGGTGGATTTTTTTGGAAGAGAAAACATAATTGAATTTAGTACGCAGCAGGCTTTTGTAATTAAGCGTTGACTTAATTCTGATAATATATTATAATTAATATTCAGGTTGAGATTGTAAAATTTCCCTGATTGCATGAAGATGCACAAACCCCTTACGGATCCGCCTCTGTAGGGGGTTTGCATGATATAATATATATTACTATGGTGCACCATTTTGCTAACTTTATGAGAAGTCCACAATTCACTCATCCTCAAGTATGTAAGGATGACTGTAAGCTTAAACACGATAATAAAAATCATCAATCAAAATTTGAAAAATTTTTAAAAAGAATAGTGGGTAAATAATGTTTTACGACAGAGAAGACTGTATAAAAGTTTCATTTTTCCCAGATGATTACGGCACACAAAGCGGAGTGTTTATATTTAAAGGATTTTTTACAGACGAAGAGTGCAAAACCGTAGAAGACGAATTAAAAGATTACGATATGAAGGACAAATACAGAGATACCCTTATCAGCTGGTATGCAAATAAAGTAAGCCCACCCCTTGCTTCAATACACCCACTTTGGGAAAAAGCAAGTGAGCTTTTGTATCCAGAATATGTCATGCACCCACAAGGCAACGTATTAATTATTACTCCAGAGATGAACGAAGGAATGTTTACCCATTCCGATTCTCCTGGAAAAGGAGAATGCCATAGACTCTCTCAAGTAGATGTTTGGAAAACTTGCTGTGAATTAGATTTTGGCCTAGTTGGCTATTTTGGAGATTTCCAAGGCGGAGAAATATTTTACGTCAACATAGACAAAAGCGGAAATAGAACTGACGGAATTGGCGACACAAATTGTTTAACAATACAACCAGAAAGAGGAGATCTAGTAATTCATGGGGCATTTGCTCCACACGCACATGGAGTAAAGCCAGTGTCTTCTGGTAGGAGATATGCTTTCTCAAACTTTGTATTAAAAGCAGAAGATAATCCTGGATCTTTTTATAACTACAAGACTCCAGAATATTATGAGCAGATTAAAGATAAAGATACTCTTACGCTAGAGCAATTTACTGGCATATGGATGAAACCATTAAAAGAAAATCCTCAATTTAGTAGAGATCGAATTAATAAGTATCAGGCTTCTGGCCTAGAGGGCACAGAACTATCTGATGCATATATGGGTGAATTTAAAGAGCACTAGAACTAATGCTAAGTGAAATTGACCATAATTCAATATTAACAGAGATATTTCCAGGAATTTATTCTCGCAAAAACCATTTATCAGAGTTTGTTTTAGATCACTATGTATCTAGGCTCGATTCCCTTTCAGAAAAGCAATGGCACATACATAACAACATTGAAAAGGGCGATATATCTGGTGAGTATCTAGATGGCAAATTAAGTAAGGATATGATTGAAAGAGAATTTCATGAAAGACTTATAGAATATTTTGCACTAAAAAAAATGTGGATATTTTGTCATGGCAATTTTTTAAGATTAAAAACTGGAGAATCTTCTACTCTTGAAGACAGCTTAATTGATCATCTTATGAATTACGTAGAAATTGTTCCTTACAAGCTAGCAATCTACATGAGTGATTTTGAAGGTGGAGAAATAGTCTTCCCTGGGGTTAACTTTAAATATAAACCAGAAGCTGGCGAAATGCTGATAATTAAAATAGATCCAGAATTAGATCATTATACTGAAGTAGTTACATCTGGGACTAGATACGTTTATTTTGACTATCTAGTAAAACACCCAGGGTATATTATGCCATAAAGTGCGAAAAAAAGTGCGTCGGCGAGAAGAACACATTTTAGTCAACTGTAATATATTGTTTCATGTGAAACATATTGAAGCTACAGCAACTTTCTAGAATACCCCATATAAAGCCTCTACAGGCTCTCTAAGCCTTTACTAGGCTATTTGCCTATGTCAGGACGGGGAGGGCCAAAATAACCCTTTACGTGAATATTCTACAATTTCCCAGAAGCAAGTAGGACGAGATATAGACTCATAAGGGACAAGGAGAATCTAATTAGGAATATATATGCCTTCCATTTCTTATAGGTCATCTTCGTCACCTATATCAAAGATATCTTTTATCCCGCCCATTTTTCTAATGAGATCAGCTAAAAATATACTTGCAGAAAAGAATAGCAATGTAGGTATCATCCACCTTTTAAAATATTTTCTAATCATAGATTAATTATACTATACATAATATTCTAGTCAACTGAAATAATACTAAGTCTATCTGAAAACAATTTCCAAATTTTTTCCATATACTCAGGCTTTAATCCATCTACTGGATGTGGAGCATCTGTATGTGTCATAGATGGAGTTAACTCAGGAACTCCTAATGAATCTAATATATCTTGTTGAGTAATAATTATCTCGAATCCAGCTTCACTTGAATACTTGTGTAATGCAGCCAAAAACTCCCTATTCTGATCTATCCTCTGCTCATGTGTGTAATATGGACTAATACCTTCATACTTTAGCAGCATCTCAGTGAACTGAGGTAATGGCTCTATGATCACAACTTTAGAATTAGGAAAATTGTCCTTTATGTTCTGAATGAACGATTTTACCGTATTGTCCGCATTTTTATACTTAGGCAAAAATGTTCTAGTGTCTACATATCCCATCCATAAAGCTAATATACCATCATCTTTAATAATTGAAAATGGTTGTGGCCTATGATCTACAGTCCTAGCAATTTCAACACCAGAAGACATCTCATCTTCTTCCCGCATTTGCTCAACACTAAATCCATGCATTTTTTTAGCAGCTTTGGGCCAAGGTATAAATTTAACTTCGTGCTTTTCTGGATAGTAGTGCTCTATTGCTCTAGATAGATGACAATCGCTAATCATATATACGTTTTTCATATTATATAAACTCTTTTCCTAGCTCATTGTACCTTTTTGTGATAAAGTTCTTCAGTGTTTCATTGCTCATAAAAATAATAGAAAATTTATCTTCTAAATTTTTAACAGAATGCTCTTGATTTTTTTTAAACCAAATGACGTCTCCAGCATTTAATATAATTTTTGTTGTTTTTTTTTCAATGTTTTGTCTTTCCTGGTAACTTTCTATTAAACCTTCATACATGGTCCATTCTGACTTTCCCATACATTGCAGATGAATTACGTCAGCGTCATCTGAATGCCTACCAGTTTCAGAATTCTTTTCGCCACTAATAAGGTAATACGTATTTGTTTCGTCATACATACTTAAACACTCATTGTAAAAATCATTTACATCTTTGTTTTCAAAAAAATACTTGGGCATAATTTTAATAGAAGAGTAGTCACCCCCCAAATGGTCTATTACGCTTTCTCTTTTTTCATATGCTTTATCAAATAAAGATCTTGCTGGTAGAGTGGTGTAATTTCTAAAGACCACGTAGTTATCTGTGTCAAAGATTGCACGTGCTTCTTTAGAGCTTATTTTCATTTATTAATTATACCAGTATATATTCTAGTTGACTAGTATTTTAGATTTCTCAAAATGTTAATAAATTTTTAATTTGTATGATACACATATTTCAGATGTCCGATTTGTCTATATAGTCCGCACATAGGTTTAGGGGCTTGAGCGTAAGTGTGAGCCTTATCACAAAAATAGTTTGAGAATACTTGCCAGTAACCCCCCTAAATGTCAGACCCCCTTGCTATGCTTAAGGTATAAAGAAAGTAAGAAAGTCTTACTAAAGAAAGGAGAACTAAATGTTCTCACTAAAGTATAAA